CACTTCCAGTTTCTTTTCCTGAAGTGCTTCTGCTGCCTTGCGAGAAAGTGCATCATTGAAATTCTGACGCATTCTCTCAAGGTTTCCTTCTTGAATATTCTTGATTCCTGCTGTGATTGGATTCATTGTTTCTTCCTTAAATGGGTTTTTTCCTTGTGCCACTTTATCAAATCTTCTCTTATATCTTGCTGCTTTTCTGTATTCTTGTGTTGCTGCTTGATTAGTTGCTTCGTGATAATCAGGATCATTTTTTGCTTTTAAACTATCTTGATGGAGTCTAATTCCTCCATAAACACCCAATAGTTCATTTTCATCACCTGCTCTTTTTCTTGCTTCACGACGACGCAATCCCAAAGCACCTTTAATTTTTTTAATAATGCCTTCTTTCAGTTGGTTCATTTTAGTTTTCCTATAATGCCCTTAGTTTATTTATTACTCAATTACCTTGCATTGAAATAGTATAACAGAATCGCTTCCACCAAGAACTTCTCCATCGATGGTATGTGGACCAGAAACAACTTTGAGTTTTGTTCCACGTGGTAGGATTGTTTCTTTTTCGTCGCCTTGATTTACACTATCATCGTGTGAAACATAAATTCCTTTTTGTCCCTTTTTGTGATCGACCTGAAGAATGACTTTTGCTCCTCCAGTTGCTGCCTTTTTAGGTTTTCCTTTTGCTGTAGGTTGCGTTGCAGCAAATCCTTCAATGGCAGTCTTGTGTGATAGAGAAGTGGAAACATATCCACGAAAGACATATGTTTGTCCCAACTTGAAGTCTTCTGGTTTGTATCGCGCCGACAGCCCTGTATAAGATGAATAGTCAAATGGTATTTGAGATTGTGACATAGCAGAATCTAATCCGTTAATCACAGTCTGAATGTAGTCCGCAGTTTGATTGTCTGTTCCTTCATCGTATCCTTTATAGAGATAACGATTTACATCAATTGATCCGGCAAGCATGTATTGATCAATGGCATTCATTTCTTCATCGGAAAACACTTGTGTCTTTGAGTATGCAGACAGTTGACGATGTGTCTTTTCTTGTTCTTGTTCTTTCTTTTTTAGAACATCCTGATCACTTGCTTGTCTTTGTTGTAATATAACAGCTGCCTGATCCACTTCTTTCATTGGATCAGGTTTAGGAGGAGTCTTCTTTGCTGGTTTTCCTTTTGATGATTTGGTCTTTGCAGCAGGGGCCTTTGGTTTTTCTTTCTCTGCTTTGGCCTTTGCAAAATCCTTCTGTAGTACATCTGCTCCTTTAAATGGAACTAGTTTGTTGTCATGTACGATGTAAGAGACTTTACCATCTTTACCAGAGTATCTTCCAAATCCCATGTACTTCAAACCAAGTTTTTTGGCTTGAGTAGCAGCATCAGAATTAGGTTCTCTTTTTACTTCCGATGCGAGAGATTCTGTCAAATGATCTCTAAACTTCAACACTATGCCGCCTCCAATGTGTCGTTTACAAATCTACCCTTTGTTTTCTTGACCAAAGGATTTTCTTGTTCTTTTGTACTACCATCTTCTGGTGGAGGAAGCGCAGGTGGTTGATTTGCAGGAGGCAGTGGTTGTCCATTTGCATCAAGAGGAAGTGGTTGTCCATCAGGTCCGACTGGTCCCATTGGAGGTGGTGCATTTGGATCAACAATTGCTCCAGAAGAGATTTCCTTCTGAATCTGCTTTTCAATTTCTTCGATTTCTTCTTCTGTGAATTGCAGAACGTTCTTCTGAATGTATTCCTTTGAGTAATACTTACCAACAAATGGGTCTGCTGCCTGTAACAATGTCAGACGATTGGTAAGGAGTTCTGCTTCCTTGAGTTCGTTGAAGTTGTTATCCTTCTTATAGTCATACCAGATTTCTTCTTTGAAGTCATTCCATTCTTCAACAGTACAGATTTTCTTGAGAGACAATTGAACGCGAAGAAGGTCATCAAACAGAGATGAAAACTTTGAACGAAGACGTTGAACAAACTTGGTAAACTTCAACTCGTCTCTTGTGATTTCTGTTGTGCGTCCCAAAGAGAATCCCTGATTCTGTTCCAGACGAGACATGGGAACACCCAATGCTTTATAGAGTTTCTGTTCGAAATACTTTACATCTTCCATCTGTCCAAGATTCTGTCCACCAGGAAGAGTTGAGATTTCTGTTCCTTTTGAACCTTCACGTCTTGGCAACCAAAAGTCTTCCAACATGCTGAGATGCTTGCGATCATCCTTGATTTCACCAGTTGAGGAATCATAGACAAGTTTGTTACGATACTTGACCATGATATCCCGAAGATACTGTTCTGCTTTGATTGTGGGCATGTTTCCAACGTCAACATAGAAAATGCGACGTTCTGGTGCACGAGAAAGACGATAGATAACTGTGGCATCTTCCATCATCCGCACTTGATTGAGTGGTTTGATCGCCTTGTGAAGATAAGAGAGAACCATTGCTCTCTTGGCATCCATCAATCCAGAGTTGACGTTGACGACTGAATCCACAGCAATTCTTGAACCAAGATTGCTATGTGCACCCATCATTCCTTTATCGTTATAGAGATAGTATTCATTTTGATTTTTGATAATTTCAATGCCCGTCACTGGATCTTTTGTTTTTTGAATTTCACGAATCTTGCGAATGCGTCGTGGATCAATGTATCGAACTTCTTGAATGCCCAGTGCTGGATTAGTTTCGTCAATGACGATATGATAGTACAATCTTCCGTCGATATACCAACGACGGAATATTTCGTGTCCCATGTTTCCAAAATTGAGAAGTTTGAGAATGTAGAGGAATTCTTCTTCGATCTTTTTCTTTACACCAACAGATTGCTTGAGGTCATCTATGTTGATTTCAACAGATGCTCCACTGTCTTCCATGACAATTGCTTCATTGACGATTTCATCAATGGCAGTTTCGAGTTCTGGTTGCTGAGACATTTCCCGATAACGGGTAATAAGTTCAATTTCATTGCGAACAACACCATCAAGATCAACATATGTACCATAATAAGCACCAGATTGAATTGTAACCGCGCCGTCTTCATTTGCGGGAAGAGCAAACGTTTTTTCTTTTAGGTTTTCTTCTGGTGTGGGTTTTTTACCTAACTGGAACCCAAAGAGAATTGCCATTCATTATAACTCCATTTTTATGAGGTGGAGAGACTTGTGATCTCTCCACATCATAGACTATATTAGAAAATAGGAGGAAGGATAGGCGAGAAGTCGCCAGTCGAACCAACGGAATCTGTTGTATCAGATTCCCACCACTGATAAGCAAGTGTCACTGAATATTCTTCGATAGAATCATTTTGTCCCCAATCAAGAGCAATTGGAGATACTTCTGTTGGAAAGCATCCGACAATCTTATATCTCTTGATGACATCCCCTGCTTTACCAAACTGAGTTACGTATCCATCTGTCTGATAACCACCATCACCCTTGATGAATGATGGGTTACGAAGGTTAGCAACGTGTGAGTTGATATTGCTCATCCAAACTTCAAACGCACGACGAATTTGCATATCTTCGTCATTGATGATAGTAAATGTCCAGTCTGGGAAGGTTCTGTTTCCAGCAAATTTCAATTCACGACCAAAGTAGTAAACTGGTACAGAAGCATTAAAGTCTCCTGGTAGTTCTGATGCTCTGGCCATAAATGTAAATTGTGACTGGGCAGCCCCAACTAGAGTTGGGAAAGTCATCTCTAGTTGGAACAGATTGGGACGAGCACCATCGAAATTCATTGCTGCTCTAAATTCTTGTACCCTAAATGCCATTTGTGTTATACTCCTGTTGTGTTTCTATTTATGTTGTTTTTAGAACTTTCCTACGATTTCCTCGAAGGCAACACCAGTTCTTACGGCCACGAAGTTCAACTGGATAAAGTTAATTGCTCGTGCTGGTTTGATGTAGATATCTCCAACAAACTCGTTACGATCAATTACTTCAGGAGTATTGTTTGTGGTGTCGCAAACAACACGGAAGTCATAGATACCTCTGCGTCCTTGTACATCACGAAGAAATGGTTCTACAAGAGCAACGAACTGTGCGCGAGTAAATTCATCGTTGAATTCAAACAATGAGTAACGTGCTGCTCTGGTGATTGCCTTTTCTAGAACAATGAATAGACGACGAACGTTGATACGATCAAATGCAGAAGGTTTGGTAAGCATGGTCTTATCACCATACAGAATTGCTCCTTCTCCTGGGAATGAAACAACTGGGTTGATTCCATTCTTGTAAAGATCGTCTCTGTCTGCCTGAGTTGGGTTCCAAGCAAGTTTGATGACATTCTTGATGTGACCACGATTGAATCCTGCAGGTGAGAACCAAGGATCGCGTTCATAGTCTGTGCGAACACAGAGACCAGCAATGTCTCCGTTGAGAGGAACCCAACGATTTACATTGTTATACTTGTCGAACTGATACTTCCAGTTACAATCCATCACACCATAAGATGTTGAATTGAAGTTGTTTCTGTAAGCAACTGTGTCTATAACTTCATTTCCTGCGTTGTTTACAACGTCATCAAATTCTGGAGAAATGAATCCTACACAGTCTCTACGTGTAGAAGTGATGTTATCAAGTACGTGTTCAGCAACAGTTTGTGGTGCTGCACCAGTAACAACTAGTGATACATCAACTTCTTCTGCATTTGAGAACTTGTCATATGCATTAACAAGATTTGCTGCTGATGGAGTTCCATCTGCTCCACCTGTAAGAGAACCAGTGTAGTGTGCTTTCCATTCTTCGAATGTTCTGCCTGATGCTGGTTGTCCCCAGTTTGCTTGAGTTGGTTGATATGTATAAGACCAAGTGTTGACCTTAAGATTTGCAGATGCCATGCTTAGAAGCATGTTTGGATCATTGTTTGCAATTCTTGTAGACAGATCAACTGTGATTGAGTCAGATGGCAAGAATCCAGAACCGTTTGCTGTAACCAAGAATGTCACGATAGCATTTGTAGCATTGACGTTAATTCTTGCAGTAGCACCAACACCAGAACCGGTGTTTGAGGTAAACGATACTGTTCCGTTTGAATAGTTGTTACCTGGATTGATGATTTGAACGTTAGCAATGTTTGCCAGTGTGATGTTTGCATCTGCCGGATGGTTAAGAATGTAGATGTAACGAGAACGGTCATTGATCACGTTGACATAGTAGTTGCTGCTTCCGTCGTCATTTGTTGCGTCAGATGCCTTAGAGACATATGGAAACTTTTCAAGAATTGTTCCAGCAGTTCCACTAAACTTACCGTCTTCGTCAACAACGATGACGTGCATTTCGTCTTTAGAACCACCAACCTTTGCAGCATATGCGGATGTTCCAGGAACTCCGTTAAATTCTTCTCTATATTCCCATGAAGACCATGCGGTTGAGTTTGCTGAACCAGCAAACTCAGAAACCTTTAGACTGTTTCCAAGAGCACCAGCATATCTTGCTGCCCAATGTCCAGCAGCATATGGTGCTGAGAGATCAAGATAGTTTACTTCATAGTCATCGCGATTCTGAATTAGAATAGGATATGTTCCGTCAGTTGCGTTGTTCGCAATTGCAGTATTTGCCGCGCGAACAACTCTCAATCTACGTGCATATGAAAGGAAGTTAGCAGCAGAAAAGAATGAACGGAATGTTTCGTTTGTGGGTTTACCAAAAATGTTTACAAGTTCGACTTCGTTTGAAAGTGAAACAACTGTATTGATTGGACCCCAAACAAAATCTCCGGCAAATGCACCTTCCGTGGTGCCGACTGCTGGTACAATTGTAGTTAAATCAATTTCCGAAAAATTGACACCTGGTGAGAGCATAAATGCCATTTGTTAGTCTCCTTGTAGAAAAGGTTGTTGTGTTCTTATTTTATTTATTGTTTTGGGTATTTTCACTCTTTCTGTTAATTTTGTATCCTCTCACACCTTTATTCCATGGTATTTGTCCTTTGTGAGACTCTCTTATTTTGTTCTTTTCTTCTTCTGTTCTTTTTTTACTTAGTAAAATACTAAATCATAATTTATGACGATTTGTCAGATAATCCCAGTCTATATCATTGTCAAAAATGTACTTACTTTTTCGATCGGCAATCCAAAGGTCTCCGTTCTTGTCTCTTTCTGACTCTAGAGGATCGTCAATTCCGTTGTCAATCAGTCCAAAGGGCACAAGATCACGATCCATGATATGAGTTTGCTCTTCCTGAATGATTTTTCGAATGTTGCTATTGATGTTTTCTTTGAAATATCTCTGTGAGGTCAACCATCCAAAGGATACAAGAGTCATAACCAAATCGTCTTTTCTTCCTTCTTCTGCTTTATAGGTTTGCTTATCAACTACGAAAGTTGTAAATTCGTTGATGGTATCAGCATCAGGAACAAGCAGTTTATCCGATTCAATAAGGGCTTTAAGATTTGCGCATCCGATGGCCTTTGTCTGCTTTGACTGTTTTAGACCAAATGCGATCTTTTTCTTGAATCCTGGAGTGTGTTGCTGTCCGTGCTTACCCTTGGTTTCGATCTTGATCAGATTCTCATATGCAAACTCGTGATGAATAATGTCTGCAACCTGCAATCCGATGGAGTTGATTTCTACCAAAATAAACGCATCATTGTATCGAATTGCGGATTGAACGATGTATGCTGGTAGAGAAATTGGTGGAATTTTGTTGTCTCGATATTTTGCAACCACTTTATAAGGAATTGTGGTCACATCAATGATTGAGAATGTTGAACAGTCAAGACCAAGACCTTCGGAAACGTCAACACAGAGACAGTAGGTATGATCTTTTTCTGGTTCTCGAAAGATGTGTAGATTTCCATCGCGATTGATTGGATCCTGTTGAAGTTCGATCATCTGCTTTAGTTTTGGTCCAGAGATTAGGGTGCTTGAAGAACCCAGAAACTCTGTTTCGAACTCCTGCTGAAACTGTTCCGCAGATGTGTTTCGAATGGTCATTTCTTTCCATTTTTCATCTCTTCCAGGAACAGCACTCCAATGAACTTCGATGGGAACATAGTCAGATTTTTTCTTCTCGGCCTTTGTCCACATTGTAAAGAAGTGATTCATGCCTTTTGGAGTAGAAACAATGATGATTTTTGTATCAGTACCAGCAGAAATAACAGGGTAGGTTGAGGTAAAGAACTCTTCGGCAATGTTTTCCTGAACGAACGCAAACTCATCAAGTAGAATCATATCATATGATCCAGAACGAAGACCGTCTGCTGATGTGGCATATGCACCAATCTTTGATCCGTTTTCAAGTTCAACGTTGCCCTTGTTCCATTCAACAATACCTTGTTGTAACCATGGGGGTAGATTTTCATATGCCAGTTTCATACGTTGAAGAATTCCGTTTGCAGCACTTCCTTTGTGTGCAAGAATTGCCATATTGTAATTCTTATTAAACAGAATTGTCCAAAGCATGAATGCAACTGTGGTAATTGTCTTTCCTGACTGACGAGGGATTTTGCAAATGACAAACCGATTGTTATTGAATGTGTGAATCATGTCCTCTTGAAAAGGATAAAGATTGAATGGTTGAATGCCTTTACCGAGAACAACGATTTTCATGTAGTTTTTAATGAAATAGATGGGTTCATCCATACACTTTTTGTATTCATCTAACTCATGCTGAGTCATTGCCACCTGAACATAGGCACGACGCAATTTGGGATTGCCCATATATCCGGCATTTTTTAGCATTAGTCTTTTTTACCTTTTAGTTGATCGAGAAGTTCGGCAGTAGTTCCCAAAAATACCGCCTTGTCAATATTTATTCCTTCTGGGGATTCAAGTGTTTTCTTTTCACCAGAAACACCTTTTAGTTCTCGTGTCTTTTTATGAATGTCATAAAGAGAATTGGTTGTTTCTCCAACAGTCTTAATAAGTGTTGCTAAAACTTCATAGACTCTTGCTTGCTGAGATGCATCTGCCAAATCTGCCAAAGTAACAACAGCCTGATTACCAGTTGCAATTAATTTTTTAAGCGTGTCTCTCGACAACTTATAGTCGGCCTCAACATCTGCATTATTTTCGTGAACAGGTTCCAATTCTTGTGATTGCTTTTTAGGAACTATGAGTTCTTTGTGATCATCAATTCCTAGTACCTCTGCCAAAACTGCTTTGCTCACATTTTTATCATTCTGTTTCACTTAGTTGTTTGCTCCATTAGCACTTGGGTCCGTATCGGGCCACTCAATAATTGTTTCAGTGTAACCAAAATCATCTCCTGGTTCTGCATCAATTGGATCGGGTTCAACAGTAATCTGTGTCAGTTTCATTGGTGATGCATCAAAACTCTCGATGGTATATGCTGCATTTGTTGATGCTGCTCGGACAGTATTATTGACCAACCACTGTCCCTGTGCTCCACCAATGACAAGTCGATTATTGTCTGAATTCCAATCAACAACCACACCATATGCATTTGCAGTCTGATAATTGTTGCCTTGATACACCGTATCTTGTATTTGAAATGTGCCATTATTTCCAGCACCTGTATTTATACGAATAACGTATCCCGTGACCAAACTTGGATCGTTGAAGATGTTGGCAATAGACTTGCGAATAATCTTTGGTGTAGAAATTGGACCCCAGAAGTATCCCTTGAGAGAAAAGTTGAGAGTCCAAGTGACGTAACGAACTGCTTCCCAGTTCCCTTCATAGGTAATGACTGGTTCTACTGAGTCAAGAATAACTGGAATATCTTTTAGAAATCCCAACTCTGGAATTGGGTCAATTGTCAGAGTAAAGTCTGGTGTGAAATAAGGAAGAATCTGCTCAACGATATGTGTGCCGTCATCAACGTTACGTGCATAGATTGTCAATTGAAAATTGATATCATAGGGAACACCGACGTATTGTGATGCGGTGCGCGATGCATTATCCCCCTTGGCAATACGGTGCATTGTGTTTTGTTTGCGTGCAGGATCGTATGTGATGCTGGTAATTTCAAATGCCATACGAGGAAGAATTGCTTGAACTTGGCGCGTTAGGTCTGGGTCTGATTCAAGACGAGTGACATACCGTTCTTTTGGAGAATAAACCAAAGGAACTTTGATGCGTTGAATTTCAGTACCGTCATCTGTCTTGCGAATCATGGTAATCTGATTGAATAGAGTACCAAATGTGATGACGTACTTTCTTAACACCCTATAATAGAAGTAATGGTTGCTTAACACTTAATTTGTACTCCCGAAAGGATTTGCTTCTGATAAGTCCACAAATGTATTTGCTTCATCTTGAATGATCTTATTGTCGAATGCGTCATTGATGACATAATCACCAAGAACATCAACTACAGTAACAGAGTAAGAGGTATTTGACATTACACCAGTAATGTTTGCTCCACCAGAGATTGAACCGATAATATCTGTCAAATAAAGTGCATTGTTGGCATTATCCCAATCCGTGACAACAGCAGTCATTGTGGCATTGGCAAGTGATGTTCCCTGATAGATTGTTTCTCCGATCTGGAAGTCTCCCTCACCAGAGATAATGACCTGTATGGTATATGAATTTTCGTCGTCAATGTCGTCAATTTCATCAATTCCGGTATTAATTGTCTCAGAAGAGTAACGAAAGAGTTCACAACGCAATTCATAGACATAGGGCATCTTGTTTCCAAGAGAGAAATGATAATTTTCTTCTTCAACGAACTTGATCTCAAAAATACGTTGCATCACTGGAACCCAAAGAAGATCACCTTCTCTTGGTCTAGACGCAATTGTTGAGGGAACATACTTTTCAAATGTTCTACGAGAGACAGTAAATCGGGACTGATCTCTTATTTCCAAACCCATCTTTGAGAAAAAATCTTGATCACCAGTGAACTGAGTGGCATCATCAATATACATTTCCATCTGATATGCACGTTCAAACTTGCTATTGACTGCTTCTCCAAAAAGAGAATCAGTTCCGTCCCATGATTCTCGCGGAAGATAATAAATGTCGTGTCCGTTGATTTGAACACTTTCAGATATTAGGTCTTCATACAGTAGTTGTTCGTTGGTTCTTGTTGCAGAAAAGTTGCGAAAGTATGGATTTGTCCCGATGACACTATGCTCCCGATTTATTCATTTTAATAGTTCCCCTTTTCCAGTCATTACCAGGACAAGTTTTGCTTCTTTTATTTACTATTCCATTATTCCACCAGAATGTTCCTTTAGTCCATTCTGCATTGTTTGGTGGTTTTCCTTTCATAGTTTGACTAGTTTTTTCATTCATTCGTTTTTTTAGTTCAGGATCATGCTGTTTTCCATAAAATGGGTTGTTTTCTCCTGCAAATCTGCGATCACCGTAAAAAAGATTTTTGTCCCCAATCATTGATTCTCTTGCTTTTTGTTTTCTCTCTTCGGTCCAAGATTCGATTATTTTTTTTCTATAATCAGAATTTTTATGAAGAATTTTTACAGATTCAGAAATTTTTTCTTTTGTTTCATCACTTACAATTCTTCCAAGACAACCTTCACCACCTTTAGTTAGATTATATCCTTTTCCATATTCCCAAAAAGTTTGATATTCTTCGATGAATTGAATTTCATCTTCAAGAATCGCATTTTCTTTGAGAATCGTCCATTCAAAATTTTCAACTCCATATTTTTTCAATGCTTTGTGAAAGTATTCTCCATGTTTTCTTTTCTCGTGTCTTTTTTTTCTTTTGCTATAGTTAGTAGAAAATCCAATATAAGACTTTCCATTGATTCTATTTGTTGCTTTATATATGACTGACATAAAAATCTCCTTGTAATAATTTATTTATCCAAGGGTAAATCCTGGCGGCGGCTCGTGACTAGAACGAATCAATGCTTCCAATTTTTCAATTTCATCTACTGCTTCATCAAATGTTGCTTGTCCATTGAGCATCACTCCACCTGGCATTTGAACATTTTGATACTTCTTCATGTTAATTCCCCACTGCTTTTTGATATAAGCAGTTGCCAGTTTTTTGAGTAGACGATCATTGTAAACATCTGTGTATGTGTCGGGATCAGCAATGATGAATCCTTCAATGATGATCCAATCTCCTACATCTGCGTCGTTTTTCCAGTCCCAATCAATATAGAGTTTGTCTGTATGACGATTGAAACGAATGGGAACTTCTCCAGAAAAGAGCATGTCCAGTGTGCGAATATGCTGCTGAGTCATCACGTAGTTCACATAGGATGTGCTTGTGAAGTCATAGAGTTCGTGAAGTCGCAACTGATAACGAAGATCGAACATGTTTACAGAAGCATTTGTACTTCCAAATGGAAAGATTCTTGTGACTCCAATGATGTTTTCAGTGATTGGAATGTACTGATTTGTCTTGTCGTCTTCGGTAATCTGATGCTTGAGATACCAACGTTCAATACCATCTGAGTGAAAGTCTTGAAAGTATTGAAGTGCATTATCTATAGCATCCTCAACCTGATCATCATCCACATTGATTTGAACAACTGGAGCACCCAATTGTCTCAGACAATATTCTTTGAGTTCTTCTCGTGATGCTGGACGTGGATTGGGATTTGCCATGATTTACTCCTTTAATCTATTTATCCAAACCCGCCGCCACGATAAATTGCAGTAATATCACACCATTGCTGTTTATTGTCACTTGCGGTAAGCGTAAACTGGTAGCTTCCCTCTGAAGGAACAATATAATAGAAAAGTCTTCTAGAACCATCTCCATACACAAAGGAAGTGTGAAGATTCATCCAAAATTGAGTTTGCCCTCCATTAGTTCTATGATTACCAGCACTAACAACAACATCATTTTTTAACAAATAAAGATCATATGTTATTGGATAACTAGGTCCACTTCCTCTTGCAGAAGCCCAAGCACACCCCCATCCCGATGAACCACCAACCAATGCCAATGAGCAATAAAAATCTGCGTTGGTACTAAATCTGCCAAGCATGGTTTTATCATAATCGTCCGCATAGACATTTTTCAATGCCATTGCAATTCCTTTGTGTTCCGAATCTCCATTATCAACAGCACTTAGTTGATGATCTGAGCCAACTCCGTCCCAATTGTAATACTGATATGATTCACTGCTTGATGAACTATTCCATGCAATACCCACGTATGCTAAACTTTCGTAGTTCCAAACATGATGTCCTGGTCGATATGCATTGGCATCATTATTTCTTGGAACAACAGAAACAGTTTTTCTATGATTGGATGTGTTATAGAAGTCCGCAAAACCTATAGAACCACCAGAGAAGTTTCCCCAGTTGTCCCAGGGATCAAATCGACCTGTGTTGCGATATGAGTTTAGATTCGTTCCTCTACCGTATTCATCATTGATTTCATTCATAGCAAGAGAACCACCAGATTTAACAGTCATTGGGTCTCCTTATTTTAGTTTTGATTTGAGTTCGTCCACTTCTCTAGAAAGTTCCTTGATTGCTTCTACAAGCAGTGGAACCAACTTATCGAGTTGAACTGTAAGATAATCTTCTCCACTTTTACTGATATAACTGTCCGTATTTGCATCATATTGCTTGTCAAATGGTGCTGCAAAGACTGCCTGAGGAACAACCTTTTGAACCTCCTGTGCAATCAATCCACAATCGTCTTTTTTGCTTGGAGGAGTAAATCCAAGTTCATCAACTTTATCTTTCCAATCGAAAACATAACCATTAAGGGATTTTATCTTTTCGAGTGGTGTTGAAATATGTCTTAGATTTTCCTTGAGTCGTTGATCTGATGAATAAGCAACGATATTTGATACTGCATAAAATGTTCCGCCACAAACTGCATCATTATTGGACAAATTAAAATAGAATGGCCACTGACCGTTTATCTGTCTCCAATTGGGATCGTCCACAGGAGTTCCAAGAATATACAAAAGATTGCTATTATTATGAATAGCACAACCATAATTGTCCCAATCTCTTAGTCGAATAGTCGGATCACCACCTCGAAGGCGCAATTCTCCTCTGGCAAAGTATGCGTTTGTATCTTCTCTTTGATAGAAAATGTTGGCACGAAGATCGTTGAACATCGATGTGGCATTCATATCAGCATAGTAAGTCCAAGGATCGTTTCGATCTCTAAAGATGGTGGCATGAATTCCTGCATCACAATATGTTTCGCCTGTAAACACTGTTCCTGTTGTAAGGGCAAATGCACTTGCATGATATCCGTCTAGTAAGTCTGCGTGTAGTCCCGATCCGTTACCATGATTTCCAGTTCCCCAGAGAGTTCCTGCATTGTGATTGAGTGTAACAGTTCCGGAACTCATGTTGAATTTCAGAACATTTGTCGTATCATGATAGATACCTACATGTGAGAACCCTGATCGATGAAGACCAATACCTGCTGTTCCACTTGTTGCTCGGATTTCTAATTGTAATTGATTATAATAATTAGCAGGAGGAGTGGAAATATTCCAGTTAAATACTGCCTGACTATTATTGACTACATACCAATTATTAAATGTTGTTGGTTGAGCGAATGATGCTGCCTGATTGAATGCAACAGTGTTATTAAAAGTTTGTGTTCCAGTATAAGTCTTGTTACCATTGAAAGTATATACAGATTGTCCGATAGTATTGGCAGTTTCGTGTGCGGCAGCACCTTTTGCTTGTGCAGTGGCAGCATTTGTGACTGCGGTATTGGCAGTAGAATATGCGGCATTGGCATGTAGATGTGCAGCTGCACCTTTATCTTGTGCTGTGGAAGCATTGGTTACTGCGGTGTTGGCAGTTGAATGTGCCGCATTACCTTTGATTTGCGCAGTATTGGCAGAAAGAAATGCCGCATTAGCAATTTCGCTTGAGATGTTTGCTTGCGTGAATGGTGATGATACATCTGCAATGCCACCAATTGCACCCCAAGCAGAAGCATTGTATCCTTCAAACTGTCCAAGAGAAGAGTTATATCGAATAAGTCCTGGAGTACCTGTAGGTCTATTTACTGTGGTACCAACAGGCATGAGCATAGCATTTGCTTGAATTCTAAGAACATTGTCAGCACCAACATGTTCCATTCTTATGGTTGATGTGTTACTGAAATGAACGTTTGCTACTTTTAACGTGGCCATAAATTGTTTCCTATATTATGTCTTATTTATTCATCAATACCAACTCTAGAGATTTGATTCTGGCATTTAATTTAGTATTTATTAGTAATAAACAATTGTTATAAACCTTTCTGATGGAGATGCTATCTTAACTTCAATACCAACAACTCCATAGGAGAATGTCGCATCAAGGAGTGAAAAGTTGGCAGTTGTGGCAAGTAAACCATTAGATTGCTCGCCACGCATACCAAAGTGTGTTGCATCGTCATCAGCAAGAAAAACGTCAGATGTATATCCAGAGCCTGCTGTTATATCTCCAGAAACAACTCCAGGATTATCAACATATCCAACAACAAGCAACTTACTTGTTCCTGCGGGGGTTCCACCAAACGATCCAGCATATGATGAATTATAAGAAGTTCCAACTGCAACAATATGTGAAAGACCAATAGGATCAGATGTGTCATATCCAGTAACAGCATAAACGCAAACACCAACACCGTTTCCAAAAGCATCAGCAACACTTTGCGTTAGTGTTGTGGTCATTGATGAACCACTTGTTACTTCTGCATACCACGCTGCAACACTTATATCCCACTGTGCGCCTTGAACTGCACCAATAGAAGTCCATGAAAGCCCTCCGCCAGAAATTGATGGTGCGACTCTACCAGCAGCACGCCCGTCTCCATATCCACAAATGACAACCAAAACACAGTTATCTGGAGGAGTAAAAGATGACGTAACGTAAGATGTTACAGACCTATCAGTACCTGATGCCAACAATGTAACAGATGGCATTTATTGCCCTTTTCTTCCATAGAGATTAATAATCGCTCTTGTTATTGTAGACGACGATTGAACATTAAAAGTTATGACATTTCCGGCATTTAGTCGTGTCATTCTCCAATTGCTTATGGCTGAACTTTGATTAGCAGTGGCAGCACTTAATGTCATGCCAATATTTCCCGTGACAGAATTGGCAGCAGTAGGAAGTGTTGTGCTATAGTCTCTTGACCACATATCAATATTTGCACTACCAGACTGATCAGCAATAATCGTCCAACGAATAATATCAAAGTCATAAGGAACCTCTATTGTTCCTTTTTGTCCGGCAGTTATAGCAGAACCTCCACCATCAATACCAAATGCGATACATCCAGTCGTAGATGGAACAATTCTATTCCAAGACTGAGTTGTGGAATTGTATGAGTATGTAATTCCATTCTCTGTATGAATTTGTCCGTTTGACGGTGTGCTTGGAAAGTTTATTGCTGCCATTTGAATTCCTTAGTCTATTGTTGATAAAAGACTGTCTAGAGTTGTTCTCAACCCAGCAGTTTGTGCTGGAGCAAACGATCTAGATGTTGTTCTTCCATTATTTTGTGCGGCAAATTGTGTGATTAGCAAATATCCATCTTGATCTTTCGGCATGTTGTTGATTATCCAAGCAACCACAGAGTCCAACGCTTGAATTACGGCATTATACTCAGTGACAATATTAATGGTCGGATTGTTAATTTGCTCCTGGGCATATGCAGCAAGTCCGGTGACATTAACAGTCTTTTGCAACTCTACTTTGTAATCTATCAATTTAGTTGCATAGGTCAGTATGTATTCTGCATTTACATTTCCTGTTTCCGAAGCAGTTCTTAATTGCTGTGTGTTGGTCTTAATCAAATTCATATATGATCTGGTTAGAGTCCAAGCATCAGACAAACTTATTTGTGTTGTTCCACTATTTGATGGAAATGGCATTTCTTTCTCCTAAAATAATTACGTTGTGTTCCATATTGATCCGTTCCAGTATTTCACTGGTTTTATTGCCCAGGTTGATCCATTCCAATATTTTACAGGTTTCAATTCCCAAGCACTTCCTGTCCATACTTTGATATATCCATCAGTGGATGGTCCCGGTCCTCCACTTGCTTGAAGTTGAGCAGCAGCAGGAACAAGTGGTTGATAAACTATTGAAGGAACTGTCATGTTATGCTATCTGCCTTATTGACCAATTGATTGTAATTCCCGATCCAGCAATACAGTTTGCAGTTATATCCCAACCATGTAAAAATATAAACGATGGACTGGTCCAAAGTGGCTCGGTCTGTGTTCCTGTTAGAACTGTATCTGTAATAACTCTTTGAGTATCTCCACTTCGTGCTTTTTCATATGTTTTAATACGAAGAAAATCTCCTGCCACCATATCCGACAGATCAATATATGTTTGAAACACACCATCAACTGTGTTTGCGGTTGCTGAGAATGATGCATCCTCAGTTAATGACCACTCAGCATTTCCCGACAGTGCTTTTGTTCCAGTTTTCAATTCTGTAATTGCCACGTTATCCTCCAATACCTACAACATTGATATAATAATTTGTATCTGGTGCGTTGTTACATCTTGCACGAGCATACACACCAGTTCCTTCTGGGACAGAGAAATATGCTGCCGGCCATACTAACTGTGTTTGTGCTGCAAGACCACAGGTTTCACCTGTTGTTCCTCCGTGCATCATTTTAAAGACCGTAACCTTGTTTGAGTTGTCACCAACTGCTAGTTCTAGATATGTATATTCAGCAGTGATAGTTGTATTATACACAGAATATCCCATTTGCCACCACCAGATTGGTTTTGTTGTGGTTCCCAATTGTACCCAGGAACCGTCAGCGGCATTTCCTGGTGTGACTAATGTTCCAGAAATGGTTGTTGCACCATAAGTTTCTGAATATGATCCAGAAGGATATACTCCATCAACTCCTTGATAACCATAAAATCTTGCTGCAACACGATGTGCAGAAGAAAATCTTCCTTTGATTCTTGCTGCAACAGATGATCCAGCATTAATCTTAAATGGAAAAAAATGTTCTCTGTTTCCAGCAACAGTCAGTGCTGGAGTAAATCCAATATCCAAATCAGATATAACTTCAACGTATGAAGATCCCCCTGCAGGATCAACACCTATATCTAGCAACGCAGGCCTGACGTTACCAGATGCGGCACCAGTATGAATCTGCAAATACATTGAATGAACGTCTTTTGCAATATTTGTTCCAGAAGCAATCTGAGTCCACGACCCTTCGGCATTTGCAGTTCCAGATGTGACGCTTGTACCAATAGTTGCTGATGGGTTTGTTCCCCAGTTATCATAACTCCAAAAAGAAGATGCTTGTCTTGGTATGTATAATGCCATTAGTTTTTCCTTAACTTATATCAATCCAAATATCACCAATGGAATTTCCTGTTGGTTCTGTACTTGAGACTGTAATATTTAGTGGTGTGGTGCTTCTAACATTGGTTGTATTTGCTTTTGCGAAAGCAGCATTGGCAGCAAGCATCACTGTATTTGCTGCATAAGTATATGTTGAATCTGCGATTATGTTGGCAGCATTAGCCTTTACGTAAGCAGCAATTGCAATTTCTGCTGCACCATTCGCAATAACTTCTCCAGGAGATGCATCAACCCACTGAGAAGAAGTTCCATCATTGTAGTAAACATAAAGTTTACCTGTTTCACTGCTCCACCACAAATCATTTGCAGTTGGTGATCCTGGAGGAACGGCAGAAACTGCGGCACCACCCCCACCAGGACCACTTGCAGTTGAAGTAATGGTGATGTTTGCAGTATTCAGTGTTGGATCATCATCCACATTGATAGTGATGTTTGATCCAGGAATAAAATTGAGTTTGCGACGTGTAGCACGAACTGTATAGTAGCTGTTGGACATAGTGTTTCCAACAGGCATGAGATTAGCAGCATTGGCCATCGCAAATGCAGCATTGGCAGCAAGCATCACTGTATTTGCTGCATAGGTATAAGTTGTATTACCAGCAGCAAAAGCACTATTTGCGGTACGCATTACATCATTGGCAGCATAAGTCCATGTGGTATTAGCACCAGCATGTGCGGTATTGCCCTTGAGAAATGCTGCAACAGATGCTGCCAAAGTAGTAAATGTGTTAGTGTTTACTCCGTTGGAATAAGCAAAAGCGGCATCGGCAATGATGTTGGCAGCATTTGCCTTTACATAAGCAGAATTTGCTGCCAACATGACTGTATTTGCTGCGTAAGTCCACGTAGTATTTGCTTGAGCATAAGCAGCAATTGCTGTAGCAAGAGAAGTAAAGGTATTTGTGTTTACACCATTTGCATATGCATAAGCAGAATTTGCTGCCAACATGACTGTATTGGCAGCATAAGTCCATGTGGTATTAGCACCAGCATGAGCCGTGTTGCCCTTAAGGAATGCTGCTACTGCATCTACATTTGCAGAGTTGGCACGATTGTAGGCAGTGTTTGCTTGAGAAAATGCAAACGATGGGTCTCCACCAGATGCTGTGGATGTAATTGTAATATTGGCAGTATTCAGTGTTGGATCATCATCTACATTGATAGTGATGTTTGATCCGGGAATAAAGTTTATTTGCCGCCGTGTTGCTCTTGCTGTCCAATAACCATTTGCCATGGTATTTCCAACAGGCATGAGGTTAGCAGCATTAGCCATTGCGAATGCAGCATTGGCAGCCAACATGACTGTATTTGCTGCGTAAGTCCAGTTTGTGTTTCCGGCAGCAAATGCAGCTCTTGAAGTTGCTAATGCCGTAAATGTGTTGGTGTTGACTCCATTGGCATAAGCAAATGCTGAATCTGCAATGATATTAGCAGCATTGGCTTTGGTATATGCACTATTAGCAGCCAACATAACATTGTTGGCAGCATAAGTCCAATCTGTGTTTGCTTGAGTATATGCTGCTACTGCCGTTGAAAGAGAAACAAATGTATTGGTGTTTACTCCGTTGGCATAGGCAAAAGCACTGTTAGCAGTACGCATTACGTCATTGGCAGCATATGTCCAGGTGGTATTAGCTGCTGCATGAGCAGTGTTGCCTTTAAGAAATGCTGCAACAGCATCAACATTTGCAGAGTTGGCACGATTGTAGACTGTGTTTGCTTGAGCATAAGCAGCATCAGCAATTATATTAGCAGCATTGGCTTTGGTATAAGCACTATTAGCAGCAAGCATTACTGTGTTTGCTGCATAGGTATAAGTTGTGTTACCTGAAGCAAATGCTGCGACAGAAGTTGCTAATGCTGTAAATGTATTAGTATTTACACCATTGGCATAACCAAATGCCGAGTTTGCCACCAACATGACTGTATTTGCAGCATAAGTCCAGGTAGTATTGGCACCAGCATGGGCTGTGTTACCTTTAAGAAATGCTGCTACAGATGTTGCCAAAGCAGTGAAGGTATTGATATTCACACCATTAGCAAAAGCAAATGCCGAGTCTGCAATGATGTTTGCTGCATTGGCCTTGTCATATCCTGCTCCACCACTTCCTGCATTATTAGCTGCTTCAAATGCTGCTCTGGCAACTGTATTGGCAAATGAAGCATTGGCATAAGCAAAATCAGCAGTTATATTTGCAGCATTGGCTTTGGCATACGCACTGTTAGCAACCAACATGACTGTATTTGCAGCATAAGTCCATGTGGTGTTAGCAGCAGCATGTGCGGTGTTGCCCTTAAGGAAGGCAGCAACAGCATCTACATTTGCTGAGTTAGCACGATTGTATGCCGTATTGGCTTGATCAAATGCAGCAGCAGAATTTATGTTTGCTGAGTTGGCTTGAGCAAATGCAGCATTGGCTGCCAACATGACCGTATTGGCAGCATAGGTATAAGTTGTATTTCCTGAATTAAATGCAGCAATAGATGTTGCCAAAGCAGTAAACGTATTAGTATTTACTCCATTGGCATAGGAAAATGCAGCATCAGCAATAATGTTGGCAGCATTAGCTTTGGCATATGCACTGTTTGCAGCAAGCATCACTGTATTTGCTGCATAGGTCCAATCTGTGTTGGCTTGTCCGTAGGAAGCAATTGCTGTGGAAAGAGAGACAAAGGTATTTGTGTTTATACCATTGGCATATGCATAAGCAGAATTTGCTGCCAGCATAACATTATTGGCAGCATAGGTCCATGTTGTGTTAGCACCAGCATGAGCAGTGTTGCCCTTAAGGAATGCTGCTACAGCATCAACGTTTGCACTGTTGGCACGATTGTAGGCCGTATTTGCTTGTGCAAAAGCAGAAATAGAGGTTGCTAATGCAGTAAAGGTATTTGTGTTGACTCCGTTGGCATAAGCAAAAGCACTATTTGCGGTACGCATAACATCATTAGCAGCATAGGTCCAGGTAGTATTAGCACCAGCATGAGCAGTGTTGCCCTTGAGAAACGCAGCAATTGCTGTAGCAAGAGAAGTAAATGTATTTGTGTTGACTCCGTTTGCATAAGCAAATGCAGATGCGGCATTTATATTCGAAGCATTGGCTTGAGCAAATGCAGCATTGGCTGCCAACATGACTGTGTTTGCCGCGTAAGTCCATGTGGTATTGGCTGCCGCATGAGCAGTATTACCTTTCAGAAAAGCAGCAGCAGCATCAACGTTTGCACTGTTGGCACGATCTCTTGCGGTATTGGCTTGTATGAATGCAGACTCTGCCAAAATGTTTGCAGCATTGGCCTTTTGATATGCTGAGTTTGCTTGCATGAATGCATAAACAGGATCTCCATCTGGATTGCTTGTAACTGCGGAAATAGTAACGTTTACTCTATCTCCAGAAGAATCGTCATCAACGTTAATTTCCACGTTGGTTCCAGGAATAAAGTTGATCTTGTTTCGCGTTGATCGCAGATTGAATGTTCCAGTTGTAGTATTTCCTACAGGAACATTATTAGCAACATTTGCTCTTGCAAAAGCAGCATCAGCAATGATGTTGGCAGCATTGGCTTTATCATATGCAACACCACCATTACCAGCAGTGTTGGCCACTGCAAATGCAGCAATTGCAACTGCATTTGCAAATGAAGCATTGGCATAAGCAAAATCAGCAGTTATATTTGCAGCATTTGCTTTTGCATACGCACTATTAGCAGCAAGCATAACATTATTGGCAGCATAAGTCCAGGTGGTATTAGCACCAACATGTGCTGTGTTGCCCTTAAGAAATGCCGCTATGGATGTTGTCAAAGCAGTGAAGGTATTCGTGTTGACTCCATTGGCATAACCAAACGCAGCATCAGCAATTATATTAGCAGCATTGGCTTTGGTATAAGCACTATTAGCAGCAAGCATTACTGTATTTGCTGCGTAAGTCCAAGTGGTATTAGCACCAGCATGTGCTGTATTTCCTTTAAGGAATGCTGCTACTGCGTCTACATTTGCGGAGTTTGCTCTATTGTAAGCAGTGTTTGCTTGCGCAAATGATGCATCAGCAATTATATTAGCGGCATTGGCCTTGACATATGCACTATTAGCAGCCAGCATAACATTATTGGCAGCATAGGTCCATGTGGTATTGGCTGCCGCATGAGCAGTGTTACCTTTCAGAAAAGCAGCAGCAGCATCAACATTGGCAGAGTTGGCACGATTATATGCTGTATTAGCTTGAGCAAAAGCAGCATCGGCAATGATGTTGGCAGCATTGGCCTTATCAAATGCAGGACCAGATCCTCCAGAAATCGCACTATTGGCAGCATCAAAAGCAGCAACAGCAATTACATTTGCTGAATTTGCCTTATTGAAAGCAGCATTGGCTGTATCATATGCTGGCCCTCCTGAAACCACATTGTTGGCAGCATTGAATGCTGCTATAGCAACTGTGTTGGCAAAAACTGCATTGGCATAGGCAAAATCAGCAGTTATATTTGCAGCATTTGCTTTTGCATACGCACTATTAGCAGCAAGCATAACATTATTGGCAGCATAGGTCCATGTGGTATTAGCACTAGCATGAGCCGTATTTCCCTTAAGAAATGCTGCAACAGCATCTACGTTTGCACTGTTGGCACGATCTCTGGAAGTGTTTGCTTGTAGAAATGCTGCATCAGCAATGATGTTGGCAGAATTGGCCTTTGAGAATGCGGTATTTGCGGCCGACATAATAAGATTGGCAGCATAAGTGTAGACCGAGTTGGCATAATTATAGGCATATTCAGCAGTAACGTTTGCAATGTTTGCTTTACCAAATGCCAAATTGGCAATGTAGACTGCTAGATTTGAGTTAAGGTATGCGACATTTGCTTGCGCATAGACGACATTCGCCTGTCCGTATGCAGTGTTAGCCTGATCATAAGCAGCATTGGCGTTATCGTAAGCAGGACCACCTGAAACAACATTATTCGCAGCATTAAATGCTGCATTGGCTGCATTGTAAGCAGAATTGGCTGTATCATATGCTGGTCCTCCTGAAACCACATTGTTGGCAGCATCAAAAGCCAGATTGGCAATATAAGTTGCTGTATTTGAATAATTAAAAACTAGATTTGCTTGATCAAATGCCAAATTAGCAATAAAGACATTGTTGGCAGTATCGAATGCTGCATTGGCAACATCAAAAACTAGATTTGCTTGTTGATAAACTAGAAGAACTGGTCCACCAGCAGCAAGATTTGCTGCATCAAATGCTGCATTGGCAGTAATAATTCCTGCTTGTGCTAAAACATTGGCAGAATTTGCTTTACCATAGGCATCACCAAGAGATTCACCAGATCCTCCAGATCCACCACCAGAAACTGAAATTTGCTGATTTGGAAGGGAATTGATCGCGATGTTTTTGGGTGTCGAATTGACAGTTACTTTTATACCCATTTGAACCTTTTCTTTTGTCCTTTTCTATTTATCATAAAGAATAACGTCAAATGGTGTTTAAAAATTCATCACACACTTTCTTTGCCGGATGTTTTTACCAATGTCAATTCTTCTGTTGAGTTAAAAACTTCTATGGGAGCAACAGTAATTTTTTTGGTCTCATATCGTTCAACATGTTTTTTTGCTTGTCTGATTACATCTTCCCACCAGACTTTAATGATATTTTCTGTTGTCTTTTCTAAAGCATTTGCATTTGTTGGATGAAAATGTGTATCATAATAATTTCCCAATGCTTCAATAAGTCTGGCACTGTCTTCTTCCGATACAGCACGAACAATTTCAACCCCCGCACCATCTGCAACATTACCAACAGTAGTTCCGTTTACTTGTAATACTATACTTCCCATATTATCTTCCTTCTAGTTGTGATATTCGTTTTTCGAGAGCAATAACGTATAGAAAAAGTTCTTCCAGTTTTTCTAGAACAAAATCCGATCGTTCAAAAATTCCAGCACCATCGTCGCGTGGAACTCGTGGAAGATGGTGATGTTCTTGTAAATAACTTTCCAGATCACTGAGAAGCATTAAACCGGGATAAGTATTTGCTCCTTCATGATGGGCAAATTTTTCAATTTTTCCTGTGTAGTAATGCTCAAGCACGTAGTCTGGATTTGTATAAGCACTGTTGTTTTTATAGATATCTCCTGCACAGTTAAGAGTGTTAAGACCTTTAAATCCACCAGTTGGAACTCCAATTTGAATTCCTGCACCGACAAAAAGTTGATTATAGAATGTTCCTGCAGTCATAGAACCAATTCCAACTTGTGAATCTTCCGATCCAGCAGTGGCATCGATTACATTGATTGTAATACGACCCCATTCTTCAAAGTTGTTTCCACTATCTTTTCCATAGATGTTCCAATATGCAACATCGGCTGCTCCATGATTGTCCGTACGATAACAGACATATTGACATATTCCACCATTATTTTGAACTTCATGTTTTTGTCCTTGAAAAAACCAAGAACTAGCTCCTGCTACATTTATCTGATTTGCGGAATGACTAATGTAAACATCATTATTGTTCCAGTTGATTGTACCTCCAGAAGCAAGCCAAAGATCAGACCACATCAATGATCCAGTACCTAATGCAAGACTGTCGTTTGTAACTGGAGAAAAATTGGTTGAATTTATTACAGCACGATTGACCCTTGTGTCGCGATTATTTGACCAAAGAAAAAGTTCTCCTGTAGCACGATTATACTGTAATCCCCCTGCTCCATCCGATGCATTATTAACTCCACCAAGACCAAACCAACTCCAAGCACCTGAGGCTCCGATCCATCCACCATCAAACGAATCTCCTCTAACAGTAAGTCTATATGGAGAATCTGTGGTTCCAATTGAAACATCTCCATCGGCCGAAATTCTCATGCGTTCTGGAGTCAAGTCTCCGAGATCGTTCGTCGCGCTACCAACACAGAAGGCAAGATATTGTGTGCCCCATGCGCCAGTAAATCCAGCAAAAATATCCGCGGCGCGTCGAGGGCCGTTGTCTCCAGTTCCTATAAATGTTGGATAAAACGAAATTCCTGGCTGTTGATTTTGTGCAGTTCCTAATGCAGCAACAATAAGATTTGTAGCATGTGAATTTCCGATATTCTGTTCAATTCTTAAACGACCACCTTGGAGATATAAATAATCGGAAGAGTGTGCTAGAAGCACATCTCCATTGTTCCAATTAATAACACCCCCAGATGCAAGAAAGAGATCGGACCACATTAGTGATGTGCTTCCAAGAGCAGTTCCATCATTCGTTGCTGGAGTCACTTGACCAGATGTATTGATTCGCATTCTTTCAATACTGGATGTGTAGAATCCAATAGTTGTCGGTCCATTAGTTCCAATCAATGCATTGTTGCAATTTTGAAAAAGCAATTGACCAAGATTTGCATTTGAAATTCCTGCCGTCGTTCCGGCACG